AATAGGCATGCCGATTAAAATCCTATGCCGAATATCTGTGCCGAATATCGCCGCTGCAACTTGTTGTAGCGTCGTTTTTAAAACACAAGTTTTGCGCCAATGCGCGCCAATGCGCGCCAATGCGCGCCATCTTAACATTGGCGCACATCGCCGCAGCCGGTGCGCCAATGCGCCGAAGCGCGGCGGGGGGGTATGGGGGGAGGAGCGCGGCGCACTTTTTGGCCTATTTGGCGCACTTATGTTAGTAATCACTAACATATCAATTACCCTCCTTTTGGTCGTTTTTGTCCGGCATTGGCGCACTTCCGACCACAAACACCTCACGCATTTTACGGTCTTTGGTGCGGAAAACCGCCCGATATATCCTGCCTTCGGCCTGTAGTTCGGCCAACAAATCCATCAAATCGGATGCCGATTTAACGCTTTTGGGAAAGCCTGCGCGCTTGCTCAAAAGGTGCCAAACCGAGAAACCTCCGGTATTGGAAGTGGTAACGGTTTCTCCCCGATTATTAAAATCCTGAACCATTAAAACAAGTATGCCCTTTGCCGCATTATTGGCGCGCACGCGTTCGGCAGATACGAACTCAGCGGCAGCTGCGGCGCCGGCGTCGGTAAATGTGCCGTCCTGAAGCGGAACGCCGTCGTGCCAGCGCAGGCGCACCGGCTTTGCCCGCGGGCCTAGATTGGCCTTCTGGTGCTCGATGGTAAGACAATCCTCATCCTTTTCGACGTTAAGCGACAGGCGCGAGCGCACCGAGTTGTGCCAGGCGGTGGAACCGGAATAATCTTCTTTGCCCGCTTCCCTGCCTGAAATGGCAGAAACCTTATTAACGTGTGCCAGCAGCAGGACTGCGCGTCCTGGCCGGGCGATGCGGGAGCGCAGCGATCGCACGAACTGGCGCACACGAGCGCGTTTAATCTCGTCATCGTCAAAAGTGTCGCTGGCGTTATCGACCACCACCAACCCTATATTGCGCTTGGCGACCAGCTCGGACAGGGCGCCGAGTAGCTTGGTTTCTGTCACCCCGCGGGCGTCGCGGTGCAGCGCCGGGTCAATATCAGAGGCGTCCAGGAGCAACAGCTTGCCGTCCAGTTCAGCGGGATCCACGGACAGCGCCTTACATAGACTGTGGAAACGCCGCAGAATGACCTGTGCGCCGTCCTCGCCGCTGAAGAACAGGACAAGTGCGGCCACGGTATCCAGACCGCAGAACGGGCGTCCCAGCGCAACGTGAATGGCTAGGGACATAGCGACATAGGATTTACCGCTGCCGCCGTGGCCGGCAAATAGAGTCACTTCATTGTGCGGGATCCAGCGGTCGACGAAATGCGCTATCGGCGTAAATGGGTCGGCAAAGGCATTAAATGCCAATAATTGTTTTTCAAGGTCGGAAATTGTGACCTCTGGTTCTGGTGTTGCCGAGCTGGTGCCTGACATGGGGTTTTTCCATCCTGCAGCTTGTGCGCGGGAAAATAGGGTTTTAATCGTCACGCCGGCTGACCGCTTGGTTGAGAAAGACAGCCACTTTGCCCGCTGCACCTTGTGATCAAACTTCCCCGACCGGCCAGACCATTCAACCCATACCTGGTAAGCCAAATCGCCCAGCCCGGTCGCGTGCAAAGCCATGCCTGCCTCTATCCACTGGTGATAGTCCTCGGCGTCCAACACCGTCAAAGCGTCTGCGGCCTCTGCCAGCTGCACCGGCAGGGTGTAATTGCCGAGATTTGGAGAGCTTGGCGCCGCGCCTGTGTCGGCGGGTTCCATCAGCATCCGTTCCAGCCAGACCGGCGCGCGCGCTGGCGTGAACCCGGCCAGCAGATCTAGCCCATCGTCCCAGGCATACCGCCGCCCCGAATGGTGGATGCTGGGCTCGGCCACAATGTAACCGTTGGCCTTGACGTCAATACCCGGCGCCAGCTTGCCACGACAGCGTTTGACAGCATCGGCATCTATCCTAACTAGATAGTGCCACCCGTTCCCGCTGCGCTGCGTGGGAGTCTCTGGAAGCGCCCCGTTAGCATGAATAAGCGCATCCCATGACAGATGCCCCAGGTTGCGCGTGTCTACGTCTAAGGCAATACAGCCGGCATCGCCCATAGCCAGCCCGATATTGGCTGTTGGCCACTTAGACCACCAGCCGCGGATCGTCATCTCGTCGGCACTGGCCTCGGTCGCGCCGTGTGGCGTCAGTGGATGTTTGCCGGGTGACCGGCAATCAGTGTCTCCGCAGGTGCAAACGCCTGCGCGTATGCCGTTAAGCGGCAGGACGCGAAAGCCTCGCAGTGCGTATTTAAGCGCGGCATCCAATAAGACTTTAGGATGCAGCTCGACTACGGGATCATTCTCGATCATGCGTCACCTCTAAAGTTATTCATACTCCGCACATGCCTTCGCATTCGTTGTCAAACATAGAAATCTGACCGGCATCCTCAGCACTTCTGAAATCAATTGTGTCTAAGGGTTTACATGATTTGTGCAGATATATTGTTCCACGCATAGGTGTTGTTGCGTTCTGTTGCAACAACATAGCGTTCATTTCTAATTCTGCATTAACTGCATCTTTGAATTCATCAGGAGAATTTTCTTTTAAATCATTCCATTGTTCATCGTTATGAAACGGGCAAAATATACATGCACTTTTCGGAGGAGTCGGATAATTATGTTTTTTCATCCATTCCAAACAGTGATAGCGACTCATGTTTAAATCTATAAGCGGCCAAATATGTTTTGCGTATTTGACGCGGGACGGCTTCATCCGAGATGCCTCGTCTGTGCTAATACCAATCCATACCGTACATTCTTTCTTTCCCGCCTTGACCATCAATTCCCTTTGCCTTCTGGCTAAGGGGGCAATCTTGTAATCAGCGGTGCATCTGCGACTTGACATGCCGCGCTTTCCGTCATTTGACAATGTATAGAACGGGATTAAACCTTTGACATAAGTCTCACCAGATTCCTTAAATTTTGATAGTTTTATAGAATCCAAGTAAAGGTTCCCCTTTGTTACTCTATAAACCGGGAATGGCAATTGTTTTTCAAGCCAATCCAGCCAATTTATGACTTTCTTTGGTTCGTTTTGAGTATCCGCAAATATCGCGCAGTCCGGCATCGGCGTAATCTCTCCGTGAGCCGCCATCAACGCCATCGTTGACGATTGAACGCCTGCACCTAAACTAATAATATTCATCTCGCCACCCTCGTACGATACTCGCACCAGTCGCGCACAGTCCACATGCTGACATCGTAAAAGGCAGCGATGACCGAGTATGCCCTGCCGAACCGCTGCCGCTGGTGGCGGGCCTCCTGAACTATGCTGAAGGGTATTTTGGCTTTGTGGTGCATGATATCTCCTCGCGAATGCCAGCCGACTGTAGCCGCCTCTATTCCAGAACAGACTGACAAGTAATTCATTTCCCCGCCTTCCGTCGCCCCCGTTCCAGTGCCAGGAACAGGCGATCCGCAACAATCACGCGCCGGCCAACAACCATCTTTGTTGTCACTTTCCCTTGATTAATCAGGGTATTGACCCACTGTCGACTGACATTTAGCCGGGTTGCGGCCTCTTTGATCATAATATACACAGAACCTCCCTCATTGACTAAAAGACAAGGATTGCACAATACCACAAATAATTTGCATATTGTTGTTGACATCGCGTAAACAGGTCTATATTATTCCTACATACCAACCGACCCACCAACCGAAAGGAAACAAAATGGAAAATCAATCAGTGTTTCAGTTTTGTGCGGCACGTTCACCGGAGGCAGCGCAAGCCATGGCAATGGCAGCAAGGTCGTCTAACCACGACTTCTGTGCGGCGTGGGATTCGCCGGGTAATAGTGCGTGGTGGTGGGAGTCGTTCAACGGGAACGACACGCGCAAGACTCGGGTGGAGTGCTAATGACCCCCGAACGCTGCAACTGCGGGAGCGAGGACTGCCCCCGCTGCTACCCGCTCAACCGCAAGCAAGCAGAAGTTACCGAGCGCGACCGCGCCGACGCACTTACCGACATCGTCGATGAGGTAATGGACTACGGCCGCTACCCGCGCCGTGGCCGGTCGCAAGTGGATCTCTACGAGTTCGTGTCGGAGAACTTGGACACCAGCTATGCGTTCGAGCTCGTTGTAGCCGTTTTGAGCAGCGACAAAGAGACAGTGCAAACACGCATTAGCCGCTTGTATGACCAAGTGCAGGAAATGCTGAAAAAGCACTATATCGACACCGACATCGTAGAAGAACTGGCGCAAGACATCGCCAACGAGGACGAATAGCATGAACTTTTTAGAGATTACAGGCGCGGCCGCGTGCGCCATCGCAACACTCGCGGCAGGTTGGATTTTCATCGTATTACTTTTTAGCTTTTAATCGGAGGATTTATGGCAATTAACTTACAGGCAATTAGTCGCAACACCACGTTACAACCGCCCCGCATCATGGTCTACGGCCCGCATGGATTGGGCAAGACCACGTTCGGCGCCAGCGCCCCGAACCCCATCTTCATTCTGACCGAGGATGGGTTGGGGCGCCTTGAAGCGGATCACTTCCCGGTCGCCAAAAGCTACAAGGATGTGCAGGAGGCTTTGGCGTCACTTAAGGGCGAGCACAACTTCCAGACCGTGGTGATCGACTCTCTCGACTGGCTCGACAACCTGATATGGGAGCAAATCAACGGCCAGTATGAAGCCAAAGACTTGGCCTATGGAAAGGGTGCGGTAATCGCTGCGGATCTCTGGCGCAAGGTTTTGGAGGATCTGACCGCCCTGCGTGCTAAAGGCATGGCGTCTATCCTGCTGGCGCACTGTGAGATCAAGCGGTTTGACAGCCCGGAGGTTGAGCCATACGAAAGGTATCAACCCAAATTACAGGCGCGTAGCAGTGCGCTTGTTCAAGAATGGTGTGACATTGTAGGATTTGCCAATTACAAGACAATCGTAAAGTCGTCTGATGTTGGATTCAACAACAAGGTGAGCCGCGGCATCTCGACTGGCGAACGCTTGCTCTACACCAGCGAGAAACCGGCATACCTTGCTAAGAACCGCTACAGCTTGCCCGAATCACTGCCATTGGACTGGTCAGCACTGGCAGACGCAATGATGACCACAACCGAAACACCAACCAAAACCAAAGGAAAATAATCATGGCCGCACTCAATTTCAACGCAGCAGAAGTAGAACCGCAGCAGTCATTCGACGCCTTGCCTGTGGGGCGTTACGAGGTGATCATCACCGACAGCGAAATGAAAGACACCATAGCTGGAACCGGCCAGTATTTGCAGCTGACTTTTTCCGTTACTAGTGGCCAGCACGACGGCCGCAAGCTCTGGTCGCGCCTGAATTTGGTCAACCCCAACTCCACGGCAGTCGGCATCGCCGAGCGCGAGCTGTCGGCCATTTGCCACTGCGTCGGCATCATCACGCCAGCCGACAGCGAGGAGCTGCACGACCGCCCGCTGATTGTTGACGTAATACAGGAATTGAATCCGAAAAGCGGTCAGATGGTGAACCGCATTAAAGGTTACAGCCAAGCCAACGGCGCACCGGCGCCGAAAGCCAAACCAGCCGCACCGGCAGGCTTTGCTGCTGGCAAGGTCTCGGCAGCGGCACCCTGGGCAGCTCGTAAGTAAACTAACCCGCTGGGGCGGCAACGCCCCGGCGTCATCGGAGGATGTATGGATTTATTTGCACAACCTAAAATTATTGAAGCAGATTCAAAAGAAGTTATTGACCGCGCAAAAAATGTTTTTGAATTACTTAAATTGCTTGAATTTCATGCGCGTGTTCATGCTATCAATCAAATTCGTTTAGCCTTGCACAAATATTCACCGTTCGCTAATGAGCCGGTTGATTGTGTTCAGTGGATTGCTGCCGACAATGTAACTGCAAACGATTACAACCCAAACAGTGTTGCCCCTCCTGAAATGAAATTGTTGGAACACTCAATTACGGAAGATGGTTATACGCAACCTATTGTTGCTTGGAAACAAGAGTCTGTTTTCGAGGTGGTTGACGGTTTTCACCGGCACCGTGTTGGCCGTGAAAGCGAGATAGTAAACAAGCGTGTTATGGGCTATCTGCCAATCGTTGCGATACAGGCCAGCCGTCAAGACCGAAATGACCGTATAGCTTCAACTATCCGGCACAATCGCGCACGCGGTAAACACAAAGTAGAAGCAATGTCCGATATTGTTGTTGAGTTGAAACGGCGCAACTGGTCGGACGAAAAAATTGGCAAAGAATTGGGAATGGATGCTGACGAAGTGTTAAGGCTCTGTCAGATAACCGGCTTGTCTGAAGTGTTTGCTAATCAGGATTTTTCAAAGGCATGGGACATTGAAGAACCTGAAATTATCAGCGAGGAAATTTTGTCAGATATTTCAGATGAACAGATTAAAAAATCAAAACGGGTATTTCACACGTTTGATAAGTGGGAATGCTACCCGTCTGGATTCTACGAAGAAAAGCCAAAAGACTTAACGCAAGAAGAAGGCGAAGAAAAATACCGCGTTTTTCTGTCTGACTTGAACGCATTTGAAACCGCATTGAAAGAGGTAACAGGGAAATGGAAAAACTCATGCGAGCATTACTTGACCAACGACCGGATGAACCGAATTGCATGGCTAGGGCAGGCATCAGTGGCGCAAGCTCTGGGTATTCCTTCTTGCTGTCGCGGGGGATACAACCGCTTGACCGATTCGGAAAAGAAAGCAGCGGATTTGTTGGCATTGAAATACCTGAACATTTGGTTAACCGACAGGGGTAATCCGGAATTAACGCTTGATCTTGCCGCGTCTAAAACTGAAGCGGATTTATATTAAATGGCTAACCTTAAACGTTACCTAGAAACCGATGTATTAACCGCTGCGCGTGAGCGTATTGCGTATACGTTTGATCACTTTGAGAAAATCTACGTTAGCTTTTCCGCCGGTAAAGATTCAAGCGTGATGCTTCATTTGGTTATGGAAGAAGCTATTAAACGCAATCGCAAGGTTGGTGTATTACTGATCGACCTGGAAGCGCAATACAAGCTAACGATTGAACACGCCGAAGTAATGTTTGATCTGTATAAAAACAACATTGAATTGTATTGGGTTTGCCTGCCAATCAAGTTGCGTAACTCGGTGAGCAATTACGAGCCGGTATGGTGTGCGTGGCAACCGGAGCGAGAAAAGGATTGGGTCAGGCCAATGCCAAAACGGGAAGGTGTTATATCCGACCACGCACATTTTGATTTTTTTCAACCGTGGATGGAGTTTGAAGAATTTATTATTCTATTCGGGGTGTGGTATGCACAAGGACAAAACACCGCGGCATTTATCGGCATCCGTTGTGACGAAAGTTTAAATCGTTTCCGCACGATTGCGGTATGGGATAAAGGGATGCATGGAGGGAAACGCTACACGACTAAAGTAGTCGATAACCTTTACAACATCTATCCGATTTATGATTGGCATGTAAACGATATTTGGCGATATCACGCGCACTTTCCTACCAAGCCGCACAATGAAGTTTATGACCGTATGCACTTGGCCGGATTATCTCCACCGCAGATGCGACTTTGCCAGCCTTACGGCGACGATCAAAAGCGCGGCCTGTGGTTGTATCATCTAATTGAACCCCAAACATGGGGCAAAGTTGTTGCGCGTGTAAACGGTGCGAATAGCGGTTCACTGTATATTGAAGAAACAGGAAATGTCACCGGCTACAATCGAATCAGCAAACCAGATGGGCATACGTGGAAAAGTTTTGCTAATTTGCTGCTAGCGACTATGCCAGAAGTCACGCGGGAACATTACCTTGCTCGTTTCAAATCGTGGATGAAGGGCTGGCGGTCACGCGGTTACGCTAACGGAATACCTGACGAAGCTCCAAGAACATTGGAAAAAAAATATTGGGCACCCTCATGGCGGCGCATATGCAAGGTTTTACTTCGCAACGATTGGTGGTGCAAAGGTTTAGGATTAACTCAACCAAAAAGTGAAGCCTACGGTAAATATTTATTAATTAAAAAATTAAAAAAAGGAGAAATAATTGAAAATTCCTGAATTACAAATAAATACTCGTGATGCTATTTATAAAAATTACGAAAAAAAATCTGATCAAAAAGGTAGAAAACATTTAGGCGCAAGCGAGATCGGCCACGAGTGCGACCGCTACCTGTGGCTGTCATTCCGCTGGGCAAAGCCGGCCGACTTCGATGGCCGAATGCTGCGCCTATTTGATTCTGGCAATCAACAAGAACCGCGTTTGATTGCTGATCTTCGCGGCATAGGTGTTGAAGTGTGGGATAAAGACGAAAAAGGTTATCAATGGAGCTACAAGTCTTTAGGCGGGCATTTCGCCGGCAGCTTAGACGGCGTAGGGCTGGGCTTGCCGGAAGCGCCCAAAACGCCGCATTTGCTTGAATTCAAGACCGCAAATGCTAAGTCGTTTGCAGCCATGACAAAAAAAGGCGTAAAGGAGTCCAAACCGCAGCATTACGTGCAAATGCAAGTATACATGGGCTGGGCTGGCCTAACGCGCGCGATGTATCTAATGGTCAACAAAGACACGGACGAGATCCACGCCGAGCGCATCGAGTTTGACCAGGATGCCTTTAACCAAGCGATTCAGCGCGCCGAGCGCATCATTACTGCGCCGGAACCCGCGGTCACGATTGCCGACAGCGCAGCTGGTTTTACCTGCAAATTTTGCCGGTTCAAAGAACAATGCTACGAAACCGAAGCGCCGGCCGTGAGCTGCCGGACATGCGCCCACAGCACGCCGGAAATGGATGGGGACGGCCGCTGGTCATGCGCGCAGGGTCGCCCTGATATGGATGTAACCGCCCAGCGCGCCGGCTGCGGAGAGCACCGGCACATACCAACCTTGCTGGGGCGGTTCGCGGAGCTGATGGACGCCAGCGCAAACAACCTGCTTACCTATAAACACAAGCTGACCGGCTTAGAATTCCAGCAGCCGGTTTATACCTCGCAGGACATAACCAACCTGGCAGACAAAACCATGCTTGGGGACGCCGGGCTGACCGCCATCAAGACCGAGTTTGACTGTGCCATAAAAGCCCCGGCAGCCGACCCGTTTGCAGACATGATCGACGATTTACCCTGGGAGAAAGCCGCCGCATCTAAACGTGCCAAAAAGGGAGCCGCAAAATGAAAAAAGATTTACCGAAGGAGCAGGACAACGACAACTGCCCGTTGTGCGGCAACGACACGCTCGACATGGGTTACGGCCTAGCCGGTGGCGGCATTGGCGTTTACTATTTTTGCAAAACGGATAAGTGCAACTATTTTCACAAAACGCCGGACGGAGCCGCAAAATGAGCAGCAACGCATTTAACCAGCTTGACCGCGAATATACCGAGCGCGAGGATTACTTGGCCAGCCGACAAGAGGAACGGCAGGCAGAAAAACCATCAATCGACCCCTGCCCGTTCTGCGGTCACCTTGACATTGAGGTTGACGAGATCGAGATCGGCATCATTGCGATCTGCTGTCCCGAATGCATGGCGATCGGACCGCACCAGGATGGCGCACAGTCTGTTGAGCTCGCCATTGAAAAATGGAACCGCAGAAAATGACACTGACGCAGTTTAAGGTGGTCTTGGAGAAGTTCATGCTGGCCAGAAGCAGATATATGAACTCACCCACCAGCACGACCACGAAAGCATGGAAAGCTGCCGATCTGGAATTGGCGCTGGCATACAACAAATACATGGAGACACGGAAATGATTCAAACCAACGAAGAAAAAGTAAAAGCCGCTATCGGCTACCTGCGTAGCCGTGATAAGTATTTGCTAGACAACGGCAAGTGGGTGCCGACCACGGCAGAAAAGACGGATGTTCGCCAGACGATAGCGGAGTATCGGGAAGCGGCGAAATGAAATTTAATGACGTTGTTTTGTTTGTTGCATTCCTTACTTCGCTTGCGTTTATATGGGGCGTCGTTGACGGAACTATACCGGCATATAAAGCCGAAAAAGGCAATGTGAAGGAGTGCGGGAAATGAGCAACGAAGAACAGGAGTGGCTGGCAAGTTTATTAGATCGCGTGTCTGATCTGGAAAAAGAAGTCACGGAACTAAAAACAACGCTTGCCTATGAGCGCGACAAGGCTAGGGATGATGCGGCGAAGGGGTTGATGGACTGCAAGGGTTATGACCTATACCCGGACGGCACGATGCGACCGGCGCATGGCTTGGGCGAATGGGTTAAGGCCGAGGACTACGACAAACTCCACGCCACCGCCACCACCGCACAAGCGGAGATTACGGCGCTGCGGGATGCGGAGTCGGTGGCGTGGGAATATTGGCGGGAGGTTGAGGGGGAGATGCTGGTGCTGAAAGACCAGCTAACCTGCGCGCTGCTTCAAGCGCGGGAGAACGCAAATGAGTGTAAATTAAGAATGGAAGATTTAGAAGCCAAACTCAAGGAGAAGAACGGTGGATAAATACGAAAACATTGAAACCGTGAAGCGTCTTGATTTTGACCACCTTGACATGCTGGTCAGTAAGCGTATCGGTGCTCTTAAAATCTACGCGCAGAGCATGACTGAATCAGATGTGCACGATGCTATCTGCCGCGATTTGATACTGCCCTGCGTTTATTTGCTGGCGCAGTTTCTGGAGTCGGTGAAGATTGGGGATAAGGAATGACACTGTTAGGAGAAACACCCTACACGCCCTGTTACGTTCGCAACGAGTTTTTGTTTGACGAACAAAAAGGGTTTGGTGAATTTACACCAGCCATTGCGTTTGCGTTTCGTGCCGAACCTGCGCGTGTCCCTATGTTTCAGGTCATGCTTGAGTCAGGGGCGCAATGGGCAAGAGTGCCAATCCACATGATTTGCAGCAAACCTTGTGACCCGTTGCCTATAGAGCAGGCTTGCTGGTGGGATAGCTACAGCTACGATTTCTCCGTAGTGGCGCTGCCGTTCCTCAAGAATCACGCGGTTACTGCGTTAGGCCGCGACAAGGTTATCCGCAAAGGCAATTACTTGTTCACCGTAGACTGGATGAAGACCGGCTGGAGTGAGGTAGCGCATCAGCACAAAAACCATCATATTATTGCGCTAGAGTCGGGGCCGTGGATTGCATATCCTAACAATCGGTTGGTCTGGCACGACGAATCGTGGATTGCGCCAAATCCTAACAAGGAGTGGCAAACGCCGACACGTGACTATTTTGTAGAAGGACTAGGGTATAAAAAACCGACGCCCTGACCGGGGCGGGACGCATTGAATGTGCGCCCACGATGGAGTCGCAGCCCCGTCCTCCAGCCACAGTTCTAACTGTTCCAGCAGTCCGATATTCTGTCTACAGAACGCGTCCAGGCGCCCGTCATCGTCCTCTACGTCGATGGCTTGCCCGGTCATATGCCGGGAGCGCATAGCGCCGCCTGCGGCGTGGTTTACAGCCGCTGGCCGCCAGCCTGACCGCAAGCCACGATCCTCGCCAAACTCTGCAATTAGCTGGTTTGCCCGCCCGCAGATGATTTCTGCGTTTGCGCGGATCTCGTCTGTTAGCTCCTGCTCATGCCCGGCTAGGTGCTGGCCTAGATACTCGTCGACCGTGATCATTTAAGTGGAAAATTGCCGCCAACAGGGTTAAGCGCACCAAGCGGCGCTGCGCTGAAAGACTCTGTGCCGACCGGGACATGATCGCCATTCCACGGTGACTCGTTGATCGGACCGTAGCAGCTCGCCAGCTTCACGCCGTTGACCGGTTTAGCCTGAATCTCGCAAGAGAACGACCACATATTCGACATGCCGGATTCTTTGGTCGTAACGAATTTGGTTACCACCATCGGTTTGACCGCCCAATCCGGCGCCTGGGGGTAGCTGGTCACGGTCGAGAACAACGACCAGACTTTACCCGGCGCGGCTTTGCAGGAGCCGCCCATCAGCGACAGGTCGGCAATGCCTTTGCCGGTCAGGATTGGGCAAACGGCAACACCCTCGGCAAACTTCTTGCCATTGACCTCGATGGTCTTGCCGGTCGGCGCGGTGCTTGACGCAGCGCATAGCGCAAAATGACCGTTACAAATAGCCAAGTCCATCGCCTGCGCTGACCCCACAAACATGGCAAAAACTAACAGGTATTTCATCGGTGTCCTTCCGCGTTTTTAACTTTCTCAACCGAGCGCATGGCGCCAAGTCCCAACATGCCCATCAGGATCTGCAACGTCAGGTCGGTGTCTATAACCGGGAAATCGCCGGTATAGCCAAACCAGACTTTGGCCGCAAACCTGGCAAACGGCTCGACTAGGGCGGCGTAGGCCAACCCCGCGCCGCACACCCATCCGATACCTGGCCGCCAGCCGGCAACAAACCAGTTGGTAGATTTAGCTTCCTCGATGTTGGTTTGGATTTGCAGCTTCGCCAGATCGGTTTCAGCCGCAAGCTGCGCCAATTCTCCGTTCTGCTGCATGCGGGCAAGCTCTAGCGCCGCTGCGGCCTTTTGTGCCGGATCGGGCCATAGCCGGTCAATTAGACCTTTGCCAAGGTCAAATAGCCCCGACAGCAGCAGCGGGTTCATTTGTCGGCTTTTGCTTCCAGCTTCTCAAATATCTTTGCCAACATTGCTTTGATGTCCCGGATATCTTCGCGGTAATCACTACGGATAACGTAGTCCTTGGGCAAGTCTTCACGCAGCTTTGCTAGGTCTGATTTTAACTCTTTGACCGCCGCCCAAAGCTCACGAGCAAACCAGCCAAGGACGGTAAAACCGCCGCCGAGTAAAGCGTTTATCAGGTGCTGGTTTTCCATCACAAACCTAGCGCATTTTTAAGTGCTGCAAGGTCAGCAGGGCTTGCAAGGATTTGTTCTACCAATGTGGGAACAGGAGTTAGTTCTAGCACAGGGTCTGCTGGTTCCGGCGCATTTCCTGCCTCTACCCACGTTATGTATTCCACGTAATCACGATTAGCAGGATCGTTCGGAATATTCGCTCCGTCTGCGATGCGAATGATTGTCGTGCTGTTTGAGAGTTTATACATCATAGCTCCGCATCGCTTGTAAAGTGTATAAATGGGTTGTACGCACTTAAACTATTAGAATCATAAATAGCATTTGTTTGTGAGATAACAACGGAAGCGCCAAAAGTGTTGCCATTATTCCAAGTGGCTACAGAGCGTGATGAAAATCTGCTGGCGGCTCCAACTCCGTCCCAAATTAAAATAGTTGGAGTTGTCCTTTTTTGTAATTTAAACGGTATCGTCATTGTCCACGATTGAGTTTGTGCTGGATTTACATACGCGCCAGTTTGAACAATTCCCGAAAATGTAGACGTTCCCGGCGCGGTTGCTGTGTCATATGACTTTTCGTAATACCGCTGGCACAAAGCCAATTCATTCCCATAAGGTCTGTAATCAAAACTTGTTGCTGCTGAGCCTTTTTCTAGCTGGACATTTCCAATTGTCCAAGTCAGCCCTGCGGTCAATGCGCCTACAGTAAACACAATCTGTATGCCGGTGGTAGCCGCCGCAGGGACGCTTATGTTTGCCGAAAAGTTAGTAACTGTTGCGCTAACTGTGAATGTGCCCGTAGCAATTTGAGTAACAGTCGGGCTTGCCAACGTGCCAAACGTGTCTGCGGTGGTTGTGGCGTAACTTGCCGTCCATGTAACAGTCGTTAGCGTTGCCGATATAGCCAAGTCTGCTGACAATGTGCAGGTAGAACCAGCTAAGTCGTAAGAGTTCTTTTGCTCTATACGTTGACCAAAGCCCACCGCCGTAACAGATGCCGCACCTGTAAACTTGTACCTAAACTGCGTATTGGTGGGTGTGGTTGACCCGGCTACCTGCTGGCCTGTTACGTTTGCGCCTGTGCAGTATCCATACCAGCGGTCAACTGAGTATGCTAAAGCCCCTGCTGCGGTAAATGTTTGTGAAGCTGCTGCGTTTCTTTGGTCAACTCCCATTGCGCCATTGATAATGCGATTTTTTAATTCGTCGTAATTTAAACTTGTGCAATTTGTCAAAATGCCGCTTGTTGGCGTACCTAATATTGGCGCAACAAAAGTTTTGTTTGTTAAAGTTTCCGTTCCAGCAAGAGTAGCTAAAGTGCTGGTAACAATAGGTAGGGTAATTGTGGGAGTTCCAGCAACAGCAGGAGTTACGATGGTCGCAATGCCGGAAGTTGTTCCGGCTACTCTTAAATTGTTTCCGTTTATCAGTTGAAACCGCGTCCCATCGTATTCAACAAGCACCGCCTGACCTGCAACCATATCGCCAGCAACCAGCGCAACAGATCCCGTCCTAGTAACCGATTTAACGCCCAACCCGTCAATATTTAAAGTAACCGCGGCCGTGTTAGTAGACCCAACAACAAAACTAAACACGCTGCCGGCCGTGTAAGCGGTCAAACTTGGCGTTATCGTTCCGGTTATTGCGTCAGCCGTTCCGGCAATTGTAATTAATGGAAGAGAGGCGCCGGTTAATTGGTCAAACCGGACGGCATCGGTAGCCGCAGTTCCAGCCGCCAGGTTGGTTATTTTGTAACCGCCAAGCGTGATGTTTGCCGTCGGCGTTGTCTGCCCATCTTTTGTTAGCGCGGTCGTGAGCCCGGTCGCCAGATCGCTGGTCAGTGCGTTAAAGGCCGTCGAGCTGATGACGGTGCCGGAAACGACGGGCTGACCCGCCGAGTTGATGTTAAAAGTTCCCGAACCATTGTAGGACACTGTATGCGCTCCTGTTAATTAGTTACGACTTGCGGGCGCAGCTATTGCCGCTTGCGTTGCCGTTCCGCGCAATATTGTTGCCAACAATTTACCACGTTGAGAAGGCGTTGCCGTTTCTAACAATTTTGCAGCTTCTTTTGGATCAAGCAGAGCTTCAGCTAATTGCTTTTGAAGCGTTTTGTTAGCATTTCCATAAAGCAAATTAGCGCCAGAAGTTGCCAAATTACCCATAAACTGAGTCGGCGCAAAATTCCGCAAGAAATTAGGCACGCCGGTTTGCGCTAGCATGTTGTTATAAGCAAGTTTCTCGACCGTGTCACTGCCAGATTTACCAGCTGATTGCGCAAAATCGGCGCGTTGCAAATCTTGGCGAATTTTTTGCAAGGTCGACAGTTGTTGCGGAGAAAGCGTGTTGGCTAAAGTTGCCTTGTTAAAACCCGTTGCAGCTTGCGCGGTTTCGTCGCGTAAAGCTCGCGCAAACGCTGCTGGGGTCAGTCGGTCATTTATGCCGCTTACAGACTTGTTTGCAATAGCCTGCACCGTGTCCATTGCATTAAGAGGTTTTGACATCGCGGTAAATGTATTGCGAGCCTCTGCATACTTCGGGCTTATTTCATCAAGATTTAACAAGAAATTTTTACGCAAATCGGTCAGCACTCGCGCTTCATTGCTTCCCGGCGTTGCCTTTGCGATTTTGTCTTGCAATGCGCGGCCGACATAATCCAATCCCTTGACGGTGCCCGCTTCCGTTTCAAGATTGACGCCTTCATTGCGCGCCAAAGTAACGGCATCTTTGACAGCATCCTGCATTGCAGGCCGGTTCCAAAGAGCGTTAATCTTGTCGCCTGCGCGTGTAAGATTTTTTGGAATGTCTACTGGCGGCGCACCGCGGTTTGCCATTTTGGCAAAAATTGCATCTTGCTCAAAACCAGATAAATGTTTTTGAACACCGTTTATTTCGTCCCGAATCATATTTTTTAGAAATTGCACGCCGCCATCGGCTGCATCTTCTGGAATCAAATAACCCTTGTCGCGCAATTGCGTTGCCAAGTCATCGATACCCAAACCGCCCTTGTTAAAAAGTCCTGGCGGGATTCCTTTAACACCAGCGCCTGTGCGAATTTCGCCAGTTATGTCGCGCATCGTGCCTTCAGCGTTTTTTATGCCGCCAAGTTTTTTAATTGCGGAAAGTATGCCACTCGGTTCTTTTGTTGCCGCAGCACCACCTTTAACCACCTCGGCCGCAGCAAACGGAGAGCGACCAGTTTCCAATCGTGACAAGTCAACGCCAGCAACATAGGCTTCGTCATATAGTTTTTGCGCCGCAGCGCGACGCGCAGCATCTGCGCTTTGACGCTCCCCGCCAGTGCCAGCCAAATCCAATAAAGCAGCAATTCGAGCAGTATTCTGTTGTGCTGCGCGCTCAACTACCGCATTTTTAACTTCCGGCGTGCTGGCAAAAGCAGACCTTTGCAAAGCCGCAATGCTGGCATTGTTTGCCGCCTCACCAACTGTCGGCATAGATCCGGGAACCAATTCTTGCGCGCCCCGTAACTTTGTGAGCAAATTGGCATCGCCGCCGGAGGCTTCTTGCAATGCCCTTCCTAGTATTTGAGCTTGCCCACTAGATGTTAGCGGATCAATCAATGATTTGGCGCCACGATAACCCGTAATAACTGCTGGAATTGCTGCACCAGCTGCACCACCAATTAACGCATTTACTGAACGCTCATCATCTGTTCCAACAGGCTGAATCGCACCCAGCGTCGCACCTTGTGCCCCGGCTCCCAGTATTGTTCTAGGAACTATAAGAGCGCCGCCAGCTACGTTTAATGCTTCAGCGGCACCCCTAGCACCCCTGGCGCCTTGAATCGCAGCAGCACCCTTCAACAAGCCGCCAGGCATTAGCGCCATGCCGACATTGCCGGCTATGTCGCCAATAACACCGCCACCGGTATTCATTAACGGTTCATCGCGCCGTTTTGTTTCGTCAGTCTCGCGCCTAAGTCGTTGCGCAAATGATTCAGGCTGATTGCCGGTTATCAAGTTTGAAAGATTTCTTTTTGTTGGGCTTATGTATTCGCCAGTATCAGCCACCAGCTGCTTAATGCCTTGCCCGGTATCCGATATAGCCTTACCAGCGCCAATAAAGAAATTTTGTGCAAAGCTGTTGCCTTCGGTTGGGTCAATGCCTGCTTGCATGAGCGAACCGCCAGAAACGCCGTTGCGGGCTTGGGCTGCTTGGGCTGCATTGGTCGCAATGGCTTTGCGAGAAAATGTTTCTTGTTTAGCAACGCGGTCAATAACGTCCTGCGCTGTGCCTTGCGGAAAAGCCAGCGTTGTGCCGTCAAATAGCTGAATTCTGGTATCAGCCATTATTGCCTCTTTCCTTCTGCATCATATTGAATTACGTTGGCATCAGGAGCTCGACGGTTTTGTCCTTGAAACGGTTGCAATGGCACAGATCCAGGCACGCCAATCTGCGGTTCATCACGGTTAAACTTTTCATATTTGGCAAGCAGTCTTTCAACAGTATCAAGCGCCGCAAGTCTGCGCGAACGCGGGAGCGTTGCGTCGCCCACTTGCCCCGCCGTTTCACGGTACAACTGCACATCTACATTTGACTGCGGTCCTTCCATTCGAGGCACTTTTGATGTCAAAATGCCGCCAATTACTCGAAGTTTGTCGGCTTCCGCAGCGCCTTTAGGGGCACTTCCTGCCAAACTGGCTACCCAATCAAGACCCGCACCGATTCCGCTTCCAGTTGGAAGCGGGCTAACAGCAGGTGTGCCATCTGGGTTTTTACCAGCCGTTCCACTTAAAATGTTACGAGCTTCTTGAACTGCTGCATTGAAACCTCTTGCATTAAATTCGCTCTTATTTTCTAATTCCTTTTTTTGTTTTTCGCTATCTACAATAATTTGCGCTTGAAATTTTCCAGGCAAAGTTGCGTTAGGCTGCGATAAAGGTATCGCAGGAGCCGAAACAGGCATAGAAACAGAACGCGGCGCCATGCCGATACGCGGTGCGATCGGCACAGCAACAGGCGCTACCGGCTGGCCAACAGGTTGAGTAGGTTGACCAGCCCCAGCTGGTGGCAAAGTCTGTCTGCCAAAGTTTGGAACTGGTGCATTGGGCGGCAATGCAGGTTGCCGCGCTGGTCCTAGACCAGTGTCAAAATTCAATTTGGCTATATCCACACCAGCTTGCGTAAGCCTTATACCAAGTGAAGCACGCTGATCTGCCGACAAATTGCCAAACTGATACATATCCATATCGCGTTTTAGCGCAGCGTCAACGGTTCCAGTTGTAAATTGGTTTTGTGGTGTAGCCTCAACCATTTTACGATTGCCTGATTTGTCAGAATAAACGGCATAAGTTTTGCCATCTTTAGTTTCGTAATGTGGCGTAGTGCCAAATTCTTGTTTTTCTGGCGCGGTATAAACAGGGGCAAATGTTGTTGGGTTAATTAAAGATTCACCTGCCGATAGTTTAATAGGAGCTTTAGGCCCGATCTGCGCTAACAGTTGCGCCATCGCCATTTGTTGCGTTTCCGGCGTTTTAAATTGCCCAATCATTTCAGGGTCAATTTGTCCAGCCCGGCGAGCCGCAACAGCAGGCACAGCAGGCGCGGCAGAAATACCGGGCATCGGTTGTCCCTCATCATCAACAGCAAATGTCGGCGGCGCCGCAAGTGTTTCAGGAACGGCGGCAGAACCCGCAACGGCGGGCGCAGATAGCATTTTCGCTAAACTAGTAAAGTCAGCAGATTGATCGGCACGATACTTCTCACCCAGCGCCTTTTCCTTTTCCCGCGCCTGCCCCTGAAAGTATGCCCCGCCAAAGCCCTGTAGCAGCTTTGCCAGCCCTGCCGTTGCAGGTGTGCGCGCCTCTATGCCCTTGTAGCTGTATCGCTCTATCGGAGCCTGTGACTGCGCCTGAAGCATCTCTGCCATACGTTGCTGGTCGGCAATCTTTGCCAGCTCTGCCTGGTAAGGACTAGGCAGGGTAAAGCTAAATAATTTGTTTGCTTCGGCCATTTGGAGCCTCTAGTAATCCGACGGCGTAAAATTCTGTGACGCAGGATCGTATTGCATAGATTTTTCTACGACCGGCGCTTTTTTCGGCTTGTCTTGCATCAGCATTTTCATTATATCGCTGCTCATCCCGCCAGATGGTCCGGCGCCCAGCGGCCCGCTATATTTGCGGTATGGCTGCGTCGGATCTTGCAGGAGCGCGGCAAGCTGCACGCGCTTCTCGTCAGGGTTGAAGTTAAACATTGAGTTCATGTAAGCATCCCATAGTCAACCATCTTGAACCCGCTCGGATGAACGCTAACCGCGGCCGGCATAAATGCCTCGACCTCATCAGCCATAAAGCCTATCTGACGTTCGCCGAATATGTCGTATTCGTAAATAGTCAGCCCCAGCGGATGTGTGCCGATTCGCTCAATATTAGACTTTAGGCGCCGGTCTGAAAATTTAGCCCCAGCCAACCCGCCAGCCGTTCCCAGCATCCCGTAAAGCCCAGCATTTGCGGCATTGGCGTTTGCAGACTGGATGCCGTATTGATCCATAGCCGACTGGCCAGCTGCTTGGGCTCCTGCAAATATTGGCGCCGGGGCGATATTGGTCGGCTGGTAGCCCTGGAATTGCGGCATCTGAATCTGCGAACCGGACATTAACCCGGTGATTTCGTTAAGCGGCTGCTGGCGCAGGAATGACTGGCGCTGCAGCTCGGCCTGCTGGGCTGCGTTCTGCGCGCCCATCTGCGAACTTGCCTCGTTAAATCCTTGCGCTCTGGCGCCGGTGTCTAGCCCAATACCTTGCAAAGCGGCTTGCGAAAGCAGGTCGTTCTTTTGCTGGTTAACGTCCCGCATTGCATTCCCGTAAGCCTCGCCACCCGGCACCAGCCCTTGATTAGCGAGCCTGGTCCTTGTCTGCGCGTCCATGCGCTCGATCTGCGGCTGCAGGCGTTGCATAATCGCCTCTTGCCCGGTTGTTCCCGCATTAACCGGCATCTTAGCAAGGTTTGACGTATCAATAGTAGTTTGCAGGGCTTGGCTGTTTGGCGAAAACGGCGTTGCTAAAGCAGTTTGTGCAGTTCCAATGCCCTGCTCTCCCAGGTTGGCCAGCGACTTCTGCACCCGTTGTTGAGCCTGCAAAGCGGCCAGAGCGTCAGGTGTCAGCGTTTGCGTGATCGTCGGCTGGTCGTTTGTGCCAAAAGTAACCGTCTGGCCACCAAGTGGACCGCTGACGTTGGGATTGTTCAAGCGCCCTTGCAGGCGAGCCGTGGCCTCGTTGGCGGCGCCCTGCGCTGTTGCAGCGCCGGCGTAGTCTGGCGGTGGCGGTGCGGCCGGTGCGGATTTACCCATGATTGATCCTTTTGCTATATCGTTGACCTAAAAACCGGCAGTCGTCGCGGCGCAGCGTGTAAAACACAATGTCGCCATCCGGGCGCCCTTCTTTAATCCGGCCTTCTTCCGTAAATCCCATGTTCGTCACCACTTTTGCGCTTTGTTCGTTGTCGCTACCAACCGGCACTATAATCTTTTCAACTTGGCAAATGTTAAACGGATAATCAAAGATCGCCGCCAGGTAGGCCGGAGTCAGCTGCCCTTCGATAGCAAAATGGCACCAGATTGTCTTATGGTTCCAGTTCTCATACATGACCCCTGCAATAATCTCATCATTGCGTTTTAGCCCTATTGCCGTTGCCCTGCCCTCAAAAAATCCACCGTCTACGCGCTTTGCCACCCAGTGCCCAACATCGGCACTGGATACTATATCCCAGCCCATCCGGTCTGAAACACAATGTCCGTTGCTGCCCACTCAATCTGCAATCCAGAGCTGCTGCTTTTTAGCTGAATCCCGCCGCAATAGCCGATGCCCGTAATGCCCTGCCAGTTGTTCGTGATCTGGAGCCCAGCGCCCCATAGACCCGTATCCCAAACAGATGTATCCCACAATCCCACAGCTGTCGGAGAGAATGACAGGCTGGCGGTGGTGTCAGCGGTATTAAAATCGACGTTCATGCCGACAAAAACAGCAGGAACCCCATCGGTAAATATGCTCGGCCGAGCCCTAGTAAAATATTTCTTTACGCCGCGGCTCTCGAAGTAATTAAACGCCTGCAAGACGGTCGTTTGGATGTTTGATGTGCCATCAACATATCCGTTGTCCCACGCTTTGCCGACAACGCCGTTGCCACCAAAATACGGATCGTCGTTGAAAGTCTCCCAACAGTTCGCATTCCAGCCTGTGAAGTTGCACCATGCTTTTGTGATGTTGTTCATCACAAATTGCTGCTGCTGCCCTTCCGCAATCGGCACGTTAATAAACACCGCGTTATTCTTTGCAAAATACAGAATTTCCCAGCCAAAGTTTGCGCCGTAATTAGTCGTTGCCGTTGTTATAGCGCCCTGAATTTTGTTAGATAACGCCACCCGCGGATCTAGCCGAGAACTCTGCAAAGCCGACGCCAGCGGCAAAAGCCCGTCATAAGTGATAATTAACAGGTCGCCCGAGTATTTCAACATGCAGCGGTTGCCGATAGGTGCGCCCAGCTTCCAGACGCCCGCGAGCGCCCACGTAGCATCGCTTGACGGATCTGTGCCGCGCCAGACTATGACCTCGCCGTTGCTGGTCACGAATACCAGGTTGTCGTCGGCGCCATAACCCGCATCCAGCGTCCAGGTGTCCAGATCAACCAGCGTGCCGCCGTATTTGGCTATCTGGCTCATGTCTAAAACCTGCGCCGCGCCACCAACCGCACCTGTCGGCAGATACCACGCCTTAAGCGTGTCTTTCTGGATAAACCAAACGCGGTTTTTAAAAAGCGAGATATTGCTTAAAGTTGTGGTTGTGACGCCGGTAATGGCAATTGTCGAAATGCCGGTAATGCTTTCCCACGTTGAATTGTTATAGAGCAACGGAGCGTCAACACCGTTCACGCAGTAGAGATAGCTGCCCGCCGCGGTGGTGACGTTGATGTGCTCCCACTTGGCATTTGTCAGCCCGGTCTTAACCGCAGCGCCAACAGCGCCTTGCGTCGTTGCATCGTAAATCGATGTTCCCGCCCATGCGAACAATTTGTTAGCGGTGCCGGTCGAATAATTGACCAGCGTCTGCACCTGCCCGCTGATGCCTGTTGCCCAGTTCTCATACCCGCCGCGCAAGACCAAATTGCTAACGCCGGGGAAATAGTTTGTCAGCTGGTAGGCGTCGATGGGCTCCATATTCGCTATAGAATCTCGCGCATTCCAACCGCCCACCGGCGCCGGGATAGATGCTACCCGCGCAGCAGTCTGTTGCACCAGTGCTCTGCTAGTTCGTGCCATGCTTAATTAGGCCCGTAACCGGAATCCGGTATGTTGTCGTAACCGATCAGCACAGTGCCAGGCCGCGGCGCAAAGCTCAGATTTGCAGATGACATGTCTAGCGCCATCGCCGCCTCAAGCTCATACATATAATTCCGATACATTGCGGTCGTATCAAAACCTTTAGCTTCAAAATACTTGAGCTTGGTCGACAACACAATCAAGCGGTCAGGGTATATCGTCGTGTCGGTATCGACCGTGAAACTGGTTTTTACAGCCCCAGCAGCAGAATTAGCCCAGCCGTTAGACCGGTATTCGTAGCCAAGATACTCGGCAGCCGAGGTGCCTGGCCAAACTTGAAAGTAAGCGCCCAGCAAGCGCCAGCGGATCCGCGGGCCGGTCGAGATGTAGCCCGACAACAGCCACTCCCATTGCTGCGCGTCCTCCGGTCCCAACATTTCCCAATGCTTGGATTTATCCCACATGCTGCGCGGCACCAGCGCCTCGTAGTCGCTCGGCAAATCGTATTTCATTTTCTGAAAGTAGGCAGTAGCAGAAGCCCCGCCAGCGGCTGCAAAGTCCTGGTCAAGCGTAACCTGCGTCGCAGAGTCTACAGACGCTATAAACGTGTTTTGATTGATTCCAGACCCTTGCACCTGCCAGGTCGTGTCCAGCCCAACAGTCGACGGAATGCCGGTAATCGTCCTAGCTGCCGTAGTCCAGTTTCCGGTGGTGGTCAGAAACTGTGTATAGAAAGCCTTTTGCTTCGTCATTGCGCGCCAGTTGTGCCGACGCAGCAGCTCGTAACCGGTCGCGTTCATCAGCGCAAGGATTTGGATAACGTCCTGATTTGTATTGCCAGCAACCAAAACGGGCGTAGAAACGCCCAATTCGTTCGTTACCTGCTGCACCAACTGGAGCATCGTGCTCGACATATTTACGCCTCTTTACGCGGCCTTCCGGGCTTGCGGGTTTCCATCAGCATCGCCATCTGCTCTTTGAGTTCGTTCAACTCGCGGCGCGTGGTTTCCAGCTCGGTGGTATTCGCGGATTGGTTCTTTCTAGTCAGATAAACGCGCGCTCTGTCTCTCAATCCAGCGCCGCCCATGCCGATCCGTTGCAGCTGGCTGTCAGACGCCGTTGCTACCTGCTCAACGGTTTGGAATTTGAGGATCTGGAGCTCGGCCATCTGGTGCTTATTAAATCCCTCGTCATCGTCCGTGTTCCATTGCTCTAGCAGTGTGCCAATAACCGGACCGTCGCCGCTTTGCATTTGGAAATACAGCCATTGGCGCGGGAATCGCTCCTTGTGATCTTCCCTGACCGGCTGGTCAACAATGTTGGTTTTGTCACCCGGCACAACAATACGCACGAACGGCGTCGGCCGATCTTTGTACGGTTTTTGATCGTTGACGTAAAACTCAACATGCAGATGCGAATCAGCGTTGTGAACATCACTGTCTAAAGCCATTTTTCTTCTCCTGTGGGGATTTAAGTTCTTGCGCCTGTCAGGCTGTACCACTTGGTCGCAGATACCGCAAAAAATACACTGCTGAAATTGCTAACAATCGAAGCCGACGTCGTTTGATTGATCGTCGATCCTGTGTCATACGGATAAACCTTGATCGTGTTAGCGCCGGAATTAGCAATAAATATTGTCGCCCCCATTTGTGTTGGAGGCAACAGCACGCCAGTTCCGGAAGCCGCGGTATCGACCGAGTTGTAAACACGCGTCAGTTGCAGCGCGTCAGCTCTCGTCGACCCTACCGCGGTCAACCCATCAACGCCATCACCGCAGACGGCAACGGTCATCAGGGACGTAGCCCCGGCGCCCATTACCCTCGATGGAATGGTCATTACGCGGTCGTAACCGATGCCCAGGTCGTCGCGCTGGTCGCAAACAGGATAACGGTTTTCGCCGTTGCAACAGACAAATTAGACGCAGCCGCATTGATCGTTGAACCTGATTTTGGGTAAACGGTAACCGTCTGGCCGCTGTCGTTGCGAATGCCAATCATGGCGCCTACTTCGGTCGGCGGCAGAATAACGCCGGTCGACGCCGAGCTGGTGGTGATTGTGTTCCAAACCGCTGACAGTTGCAGTGCGTCCGCAATGGTGGAGCCAACGGCCACCAAGCCGGTCGCGCCATCGCCGCAGATGCTGGTAGTCGCAAGACCGGAATTTCCGGATGCCTGAACGCGTGAAGGGATAGCCATTTTAAATCCTTTGAGTTAGTGGATAAGACATGGCTTTCGCCATTGCGTGCAATAAACCGGGACCGCAGACCTCAATTACAACATCTTCCTGCGCAAACTCGCGGGCAAGGTTTTGAAAGTCCCGCACCTGCTGGCACATCCACGGCGCCGCTTTATATTTTGTTTCGTGGATAGTCGCAGTTATTACGTTCTCGCCGTCGTTTGATTCTTGCTTGTAAACGTGGTGCTCGCCCTCAGAATAGCTGGAATCCATGCCAAACAAGTAGATCTGCCGATAGCCTTTTAGCTTGGCCAGAATCATCGCCAACATGCCGACCGTTGTAAACCCGCCCATAAGGTGCACAGGGCGCGCTCTTTCGCTCTCCAGATACTCGTAGACCCCTTCGGTCTGCACGTGCACCAAATTGACGTTAAAGCCGTCCAGGGCGTCAAATATGCAGGGATCGCATTGGCTTGCAACGTAGAACTGAGTTTCTAGCTTGGGATTTTTTAGAAACCGCACATTCTCCGGCCTGGCGTCCAGCATGACATGTCCATCCGGCACGATGCCGCGGGCAAGCAGCCAGTCATAGGATCCGTTGACAGACCAGATTTTAGAACCGTTTTGATGCCGAATCATTAGCTGGTGCACCGACTCATTTAGACTCGGCGCACCGCCAACGATGCAAATGCTGTCCCCGTTCGGCTCCGTATCGAAGTCGAACCAGGTCAACTGCCTTTCACAAGACAGTTTCACATTCCCCAGCATTACGCTGGGGAGTGTGTTTCCAACAACATCTAATACGGTTTCGACCATTATTAAGTGATCTGACCTTGAAGATGCGGGCGGTTGATGGTCACCGTAACCGTTGAAACGGTTGCGGCAATCGTTGCCAGGTTAGCCGAGCGAGCGCCAAGAAGCTGCAGACCCGCAGAAGCAAGAACCTTAACGCGGCCGGCAGTAGCAGACAGGAACAGCGTCACTTGCGGCGTAACCGCAACTGCCGTTTTCTTAACCACTGCATTGCCAGCGATTTGATACCAGCCGAACGTGCCAGCCAGGTTGGCCGACATCGCAACCGCGACCGGACAGGCTTGGTTGCCAGTGTTCGGCACCAAAACCGTCTGGTAGGTCGTCGCGTTGTAGCTCACCAACGAGCCGACCACCGTTGAAGCAACGCCAACCAGCAGGATAAACTCGCCCTCGCCGTAGGTCGGATCGTCAGCACGCACGATCTTGCCCAGGACGTTAGGCGGCGTCGGAATGACAGAAGTGCTGCCAGTCGAAACGCCGCTGGGCGAAGTCACCCCGGTGTCGATGTTTGCGATCTGCAACAGACCGCTTTGATTTTCTGCAAAAGTATAGGCCATTTTATATTCTCCTTATGCTATCAGCACGCCGCAAAATTGCGGTCCGCTGGAGCAAAGATTACCAGCCCACCCAATCAGCTTAACAATCATTCTGTTACTTTCAGCCTTTCGGCTTACTGACCATCTTTCGATGGCGGGGAAACCGCTTCGGATTTCCCTCGCTGGCTTCAATAAAGTTATACCAGTGTTCAGACTATCGCATACACCCTTCGGTGTCCCTCTCACTTAGTCGTTCACGCTGCTTTCGCTTGCGCCCTGTCGCCCGCTTCCGGGCTTCCAAGTCAATCAGAGAAGGTTTAAAGACGCCATTAATGCAAAGTAGGTTTAGCGTCTTGGTTAACGGCTTGCCGTTCGCCGCCGATCGGTACAAAGTTCCTATCTACGTGTGGCCTAAAAAACGCATATTTAGTGTTTAGGAACCACATGTGATTCGCCGTCGCAGCCGCACCGATACCGCCATCGAGCACAACGTCGGATGCCATGCCCGCGCCGTAGTATTTCAGCGAGGCAAAACCAGCACCAGCCATTGACGAGCCCGAATCAGAAATGCGCTGAATGGATTGTAGAGATTGCAGATACAGACGATAGTAGTTATTGTCAGCAACGATCAGATCCGGTTTGTCGGTTCCGCGAATCAGCTGCACAGCAACCGAATCCATATACTGCTGGATGTTGGATGCCGTAGTAGCCGCGCCGCCGTTCGTCACGCCGGAGTAAGCAACCGACTGCCAGAACGAATAGCTGGCGCGGTTAATGCCACCATACGTACCGGAGGTCGGAGCATCCGGGACCATCGCTGCAAGCCCGGTGATGTTTTTTCCGCTGTTCCCTGTGCCATCCAGATAGATGTCGCCGGAAATACGGTTAGCCAGCTGCGCTTCGGCCACGTTCATACGACCGTCGAGCAGGTCGATAATCGCTTCCTTGCCGCTGTTCTGAATCATTTCCAGACCGCTGATTGACACCGCCGCAGCATACTGAGTGATACCAAACTGCGCCGCACTGATCGGGCTGTTTTGGCTGACGTTCAGCACTTCATAGCCACTGTAGCTATTCGTGTTGTTCGTCGTGCTGTCGTTGTACATTACCTCTTGGAGTATGAGATTCCCCCCACTGAAGGTCTTCACATTCCCGCGCTCTTTCAACCGGCGCAGAAGCGCGTTGTTGTTTGTTACGTTGTCGGCCAGCTCACCGCTACGACTTTGTATGTTGGTCGCAATGATGTCGCTGATCGAGCTGTTGGCGAATGCCATTTTTTAAGCTCCTTAATAAATTAATCAGAGCCGGTCGCTCATGCTGTCAAATTGCTCTGCCAGCAAAGCTCGGCGATCATTTGCTTTGGTATTCGTCACGGTTCCGGGTGTGGATCCTCGCACGCTCACCGCTGCCGCCCGCGCCGATTTAGCAGCTTTATTTGCTGCTGCTCTTTTTGCCGTGTCTAGCTCAGCTTGTTTGCTGGCCTGGACACTTTCAAAAAGGTTCGGATCTAAGCGTAGTGCTTTCTGATACGCGTCGTCTAAGTCGCTGGCCACACCACTCTGTAGGAGTTGGATTATTACCGGTCGCGCTTCTTCAAAATACTCGGCCTTTTGGCTGAAACTGTTGATCTCACCCAAAAGCGCCTGATTCTGCTGCTGTTCCTGTGCCTGCTTCCATCCCTGCATTTCGCCACGAACGGAATTCAGTTCGTTTTGCAGTGCGTAAATGGTCGGATCAGTCGGCGCCAGTTGTGGCTGGTCGCCCATATCGGATAAATTTACTCCGTAAGATTGTGCAAGTCTAGCAAAATATTGACGTTTTTCCTGCGGATTACTGTAGCGCAGTGCGTGGTCGGCTTCCATAAGAGCCTTGACCGCGCCCGGCGCGTCGATGCCCAGCCCTTGAATCGTGTTCATGTAAGGGTTGAGCACCTCCTGCATCTGGTCGGCAAATTGAGCCTTACTGATAAGCGGCTCGACACCGGCTTTCATCTCGTTTTCGCGCTGCCAGGCATACTCCTGAATGCGCGCTGGGGCGGTTTTCCAGTCCTCGTGGTAATCTTTTTTCCAGCTGGCCGGGGGGCGCTTCCACAGCGGTTCCTCGGCCGGCTCGGTGGGCTCTGCTTTTGCCTGCGGTGCTGACGGCTTGGCATACTTGCCAGCCTCATCCCGCGGCTTTTCAGCCCTTGCCGGTTCAGCCCTTGCCGGTTCCGGCGCGGCCTCTGCGACTTCATCAAACTGCTGGGAAAGCATCTCACGGCGGCTGTCGGCGTTATCTACTGGCACAATCTCATTTAGATCAGACATTTTTTGCTCCCTGTGGGGGTTATCTACGGATAAAACGAATATCGTCGCGCAGCTTGGCCAGCACGCGGTTAGCCTGGTCGTGCGTCATGTTGGCCACTTGAGCCCTCAAAACCTCTCGGCGCGTGTCTTTTCCTTGCGTTGGCTTGGTTTCCATCTTTTCGTTGCCGATCTCGATGCAGTTGTGCTGCCGGAGATGCGCCCGGTGCTGGCTGCGGCTGGTGATCATGCTGCCGTCGGCCATGCTTTGATAAGGCTGGATGTCCGGCATGATGCCTGGCGCCACCGGCTCGGCGTAATAATCTGACTTCTCGACCAGCTGGCCGTCGATCTGGATGTAGGTTTTTCTCATATCAGCGCCAAAACGTCCTCATCATCTAATTCAATGTGCAGATCCCGGATCCGCTGCACCCTGTCCAAATCGGCCAGCATCCGGTCGTAATCTATTGCCGGTTCAGTGCTGGCCATCTTTTCCATAAACGGCTCGGCAATCTCTGCCGCCGCTTCCGGCCTGCCTTCTACTATTCGCTCAAACGCATAAACAATCTCGGCCTTGCGTCGCGCTGCGTCGGCCACTTCTTTTGCAAACTTCTTTTTAAGATAGTCGCCGTCGTGCGTGTCAAATTCGACAATCTGGCTTACATAGTCCCATGTCGCATCGTCCCAGGTGCCTGTGTCCCAGCCGCCGTTCACTGTGCAATCTCAACCCCAACAGCGCGCCCATCAGGACCGCGCACAATGCGTTTAGGCGCCATCAGTGCCGACAGCGCCTGCTTTACCTGTTGCAGCGATTCGTCGTGCTTGTTGGCCATGTCAGCGTGCAGGACGGTCACTTGGTTGAGCGCATTAGACACCCCGGCGCCCAGCTCCTGCGCCACCCGGTCAGACGCTGCCTGCGCTGCTTCTGCGGTTTGCAGATCTACACCTGGATTCGCCCCTATGCGCGCAACCATGATTTTGGTCGCTGCCTCGAGCTCTGACTTCCAGCGGTTGAAGTCATCAACAGATTTAACCTCTTGCGCTTTCATTTCCATTTCGTGGCGCATTTTCTGATCGTCGATCTGCGCCTGCATCTGCGCCAGCTGCATCTCGCCCTCGATCTTCGCCTGTGCAATCTGACTGTCGAGCTGTGCTTTCATTTGCGCCGCTTGCATGTCGGCCTGCGCCCGCATCTGGTCGGATTGTGCGGTCGCTTGCATCTTGGCCTGCTCCAGCTGCTGGGTAGCCTGAATCTGCATCATTTCAGGGTTCGGCGGTGCAGGCTGCGGATTAGCCGCGGCTTGCTTCTGTTTCTCTTTCAGTTGGTCGAGCGCAGAATCCAGTGTGCCCTCTATCGGTTTGGCCTGCTTGAATCCGCTGATGCCAAACTTCATTACCTCAACCAGCATCGGGATCAGCTCCGGCGATGACTGGCCAACCGGCAACGCCTCGCGCAACAGCCCGCCAAACGCCGTAATAAATTCGACCCGGTCCTTCTTGTTTTGCTGCTCATCCAGCTGCACCAGGCTGTCGGAATCGACCTCGATGCGGAAGTTTCGCAACGGGTTGTCCTGCATGAGCTCGATGGCCTGCGGAATCATGGCCTGATCCTCAGGACTCATCTGGCCGGCCGCGGCGTAGAGCAGGATTGTCTGCGGCTGGAATTTGGTGCAGATAACCTGCGCTTTTAGCCGGATCAGCTCGCTGGCAAACAGCGCCACCTCCTCCTGCATCGAGCGCAGCCGGAGCCCGGCATATTGGCCTTTGATCTGCTGTGCGGTCGCGGTTTCGCTTGCTGCGCTCTGGCCTCGAATGATGTCGCTGATGCCGGTAATCTCGTAAATCTGGCCTTTTATGTCCTCACGCGCCCGGTAGCAGTTGATTAACGCGCTGGCCAGCATGTCGATCGGCAGAATGTCGATACTGCCTTTCAGCCCGCCCTTCTCTGAGAATGCCATCCATTTGTCGACCGGAATCAACGTATTGTTGTCGCCCTCGGTCAGCAGCCGTTGCAACGCCGGCTGGCTGGCGTCGTAAACGCCGCGGATCCGCAATGCTTTGACCAATCCATCAATTCTGTCTGACAGAATATCAAGCTCGTTCGCCTGGTCCTGGTAGATCACAAAATCCGGCACAGGAATCAGGCTGTCGCTGGTGGTGGTGCTGTATAACGGCCGCGCGCAGGGGAAGAACTGGTCAAGTTCCAGCGGATCGTCACGCTCGTCAATAATCTTCGGACAATTCTTCGACAGCCAGTAAACCTTGCCCGATTCCTTGTCCCACAGCTCGCAAATCTTCGCCCTCGTGCGCTCTTTCGTGCTCTGTCCATAGGTTGCAAGCGTTTCGGCGCCTGAGTCCAGCGGGATCTGCTTGGCCATCTTTTCGCCAAAACGCTCGGTCAGCGCATCTCTGGTCATGTAGACCCAACGCCAGACGCAAGTTACTTCTTCCCAAGTGCGCGCGACGCTGTGGCCGAAATCCTTCCAGTAAACGTAATCAGTCGGGGCGCACTCATACTCGATTTCTTCTTGAGGCTCGGTTTCGCCTGCAGTGTAGTCCTGACTTTCGGGCTTCGGCGCGCCTTCCGGGGTCTGGCCTTCGGCTGCCTCATTCTCGACATCCTCCGTAACCTGCAACCCGTCCTCCGGTATACCCATCTGCCGCACGTGCGGCTCGTAGCGCACCCAAGCGGTCCCGCGGCCACCGAGAAACCGGTCCTCGACCGCGTGCTTCATGGTCGACCGGAAATCTGGGTAGTGCTCGATCTCAAAATCCAGTGCGCGCTCGATCAGCTGGCCAGCCACCCGGCCGACAGGATCATTGTCGCCAAACCGACGCTGTGCGACCGCTTTCGGCAGCTTGGCGTAAACCGCAGGGATCAGCGTCTGCACGTTGCTCCACAAGATATTAAACTTTGCGGTTTCGTTCGTGTGCTGGCTGCGGTTGTCGTCGCGGTAGCGTTTGACGATCTTCGCGCTGCGCGCTTCCCACTTCTTGAATTCGTTGTCGTACTGGCTGATGATGTTCAGCCACTTGTCGACGCCGGTGCTGGTTGGTTCCATTATTTATTCCTGTTCGATATTGCTGCGGCTTTACTCTTGGCATCGGCCTTGCTGCTCGCACCCCACGCTCGCAATGCAAGCGCTAAGCGCGTCGGCTCGCCGTTCTTTTCCATCGGCCCCGGCATACCGCCCATGCGCGCCAGAAATGACGCACGCCGCGGGTTGTCGCCTGCTTTGACCGGTGGTTTAAGCGTGCCGCCAGTCTCGGCCTTGTAGCTCGCTCGGCCTGCGGCGTTAAGTCCACCGGCAGGATTCTTTCCTTCTTTACGTGTCCAGGCTGCGCTCATTTTGTGAATATCACATCCCTATTAACCCGGTCGGCAATCTTGTAACCCATGTCGGCCAGTAGGTTGATCGTGTCGTTGTCGGTGTAGCCGTATCGCTCGCCGTGGCCTTTCAGCTCTAGCGTAATCACCGGCCAGCTCGCCTCTATCGTTGCCAAAGCGCCTAAGATGGCCAAGTGTTCGTAACCCTCAACATCAAGCTGCAACAGGTCGCAATCGGTGACGCCCAGGCTGTCGATCGGCAGGACGTCAAACTCTGCGCCCTCTTTGATTTGATGCGCGCCGATGTTGTCGGGGAATATCTGGTCAATCGCTGCCTTGCCGTGGTCCTTGCCAAACGCAGCCCGCCGAATCACTATCCGCGGGTGACTGTCGGTATTGAGCGCCAGCGCCTCGTAGTTGGCTGCGTCAGGTTCAAGGCTGTAGACGCGCTCAAACTTCTGCGCCAACGCCACCGGATACACGCCCACGTTGCCGCCTGCCTGTATCGCCGTCCTAAACTCCCGGCACAAATCCAGACTGGCGCCCAAGTCGCACACCTCGGCCAGCGCCGCTTGAATACAGCACTGGTCAGCGTCAGGAACCGCCCAGCCGTTATGCTGACGCATAAGCCACCCTAGTCTGTTCCCACGGTCGCGGTTTGCCGTGAAACGCGATTAAACGATCCTCGGCCTGCACGCCGTTTGGCAGCACATCAACCTTAAAGCTCACGATGCCGGGCGTGATGTCCTGCCAGTATTTGACCAGCCGGCCAGCCAGCGCCCACTCTAGATAGACCTGATCACCCCCTTCGCAGTAGCGGTCGCCCGCCTTAAATGCGTCATAGATGAACTTGTGCGGTTTTGACCACCACATCAGGCTGGATTGCATCGCCCGCGGATCCGCTTTGCCGCGGTAGACATCGCGCATGATCACAAAGTCGTGCGGCCTTGCGGCCTCAAGCAGCTCTGTGCAATCGCCCACCAGAACGGTGTCCAAGTCCATGTAAAACGCGCTCGGCAGCCGGAATAGCTCGATCTTCGACCACCAGCCAGGCCAGTCGTGGTCGAGCGCCAGCGTCGGGCAGTCCAAATCTAAGTCGGTTAGGCAGATGAACTCCTCGCCCGGCAGGAATCGAGCGCACATGTCCTGCAACGCGTAAACGTGCGCTGGCAGGAAGTCACCGCCCGACTTTAAGACGCAGGCAATCACGCGCTGAAGATCCCGACCGCCATTACTTCGACACCTGCGCCGGTTGTAATCTTCCATGCGCCGTCAGCGGAAACCGCGTTCAGCTCGATGTTGTAGACGTTCACGCCCGTACCTGCAAGCGCTGGAAGGATGGTATGCGTCAGGATGCCTGTTCCCGAACCATCAACGATCAAAACGTTGCCTGTTGCTGCGGTTGAGACGGTACAAATCAGCCTGTGCAAATAGTCGCCTTTTGCACCGGTAGTACCCAATACTTGCGCGCTGCTGCTCGCTGCGACGTGCTCATATTGATAGCGATACGGATTGTTTACGCCACTCATAATCTCTTGCTCCTTGATTTTGCGGTTGCCCACATGTCATTCAATGTAACCGTATTTTCCGGACCGACCATCAGCGGCTTGACCACATCTGGCGCCCTGACGGTCGGCTCGGCACGCCATGCTATCGCCAGCATGCGCATAGCGTCGGCAGGATGCGAGCACCAATCGTGCCGCGGCGTCTGTCTAAACGCTTTCTTGTCTTCGTCGTATTCGCGCTGATACTGGCGCAGCGCCTCGATTCCCTCGGCACAATGTTCCACATGGAACCACGTGTTCGGCAGCATCTGGCGCACCGCCTGGATGCCGTCCTGCACGCTCAGATCCGGCACAATGGCTAGGTTGTTGATGCCCAAGTAATCGGCCAGCTGCTCGATAATGCTCTTGCCCTGCGCTGCCAGCGTCTTGGCTTTAGCGTCGTGCGGAAGGTTGTGCTTGCCGTAGCGGTAGGGCTTGCCGGTGACCACCGCGGCGAGCTCGGCTATGTTGGCGCCAGACACTGCGTAATAGTCGATCACGTGGATCTCGCCGCGGATGACCTGATACCACCAAATCGCGGTATCGTCCCGGTATCCCAAATCCCACGCCGTGTGCACGTTTACTTCAGGCTGGTAGTCGACGCGGCAGATCCTGCCCGCCTCGGTTGCCTCGCGCATCTCTGTGCCAAAAAACGCGCCAAGGATAGCGGCCTCAAAGCTGCACTCATACTCCTGGTCGAACTGGTCTTTGCTCAGTTGCGACCGGGCGGCATCCAGCTCGGTCGCCGGCAGCAGACCGGACTTGCTGGCCGGCAGCTGCAACAGGAACCAGTCATCCCGCAATCGCTCGGCAGTCTGCTTAATCTCCCAAAACTGGTTCTTGCCTTTCGGAGTCCCACCAAACACCGCCCAGCCTTGCCGGTCCGAGAGCGCCGGCCGGATGACGTTGCCCCAAACAGACGGTTTGAAGTCGCCGTATTCATCCATGAAGATACCGTCAAAGCCGAGCCCGCGCATCGAATCAGCGTTGTCGGCGCCAAACAAACGCACCTTCGAGCCGTTGATCATGTCGACGGTCAGTTCACTCTCGTTCGTGCTGGCCGCCGAGGTAGCCGAGAAGTGCTTAAGATAGTCCCACGCCACGCTTTTAGCCTGGCTTCGAAACGGAGCGATATAGGCAAACTGCGGCATCGGGCTCCTGCTGGTGACCGCCGCCCGAATCAGGTCGTTGATAGCCGCCACCGTTTTACCAGCCCGCCGGTGAGCCACCAGGCACGACCACCGCTTGGTGCGCTGATGAAACGGCAGGAAAGCGGCACGAGGCTTGTAGGGAATAACGTGAAGCATCACTCAAGCCACCGGAAGGTGTGCTCTTGGGGCCCACCATCGGGACCGGTTTGCTCAGACCGCGCCAGCTTCGGAATATGGTATTCGATGGCTTTCAGATACAGGTCGGCGGCCTTGCCGGGATCCTCAAGAGCCACCTGACCAAGCCATCGGGCAAAGTTGCCCGCGTTATCTTGAGCAATCAACGCAATAGCATTGCGCACATCGACCGTCGTCTTGTTACCGACCCCGGCCTTGCGCCCGCCTGTCTTTGGTATTCCTTTAGGTCTTGCCATTTCTGTTTTAATCTTAAGTGGATACTCACTTACATTTGTAAGTGGTCGCTTACTTACGCTCCATCTGCTGCATTGCAACAGCCAGTCGCTTACCCTTATCAGCCTGGTTAAAGTCTCGCGCCACGCTGACCGGCACGCCAACCCGCTTGGCAAACTTCGGATCGTGCGCGGCTGCCGCCATCATGCGGGCTTGAGCTGGTGAGGTGCTGGGCATTACTTCAATTCCCGCAACCGATAGATGGTTGTGTCAATCAACTCGCACACTTCGTCAATGATGTTTTGGAGTTGCGAGTCATCGGGCAAGACTTTACGAATCCCGTCAACAAAATCTTTAATCTTTTGAATGTAAGTCAGCGGCACTTTCGAAATGTGAAAGTCAGCCGGGTAAGTGTCGATCACATCGTAACAGCCCTGAAACGCCTCGGCGTAGCGGTCGGCCAGGTCGACCACATCCTCGTAATACCGCCCCAGCGCCTTGTGCTGACTATAACTTTTGCTTTGCAAGTGCATGAAATGCGCGTTCGTGCCAGAGTGCAGCAAGACGCTGACGAAAAGTGCTGCATTCTTTTGATAATCAGCCATAGCACCTCAAGACAACCGCGGTCGTGTGGAGAGCGCCCGCATCGCTCAGACCGCGGTCAAGCGGGGTTTGCGCACTCGGAGGAGATATACGCACTAACATCTTATCCCTCAATAATTCTGCGCGCAAGCGCAAAAAGAGCCGCTGGAAAACTCAAGGCAGAAAAAACAGGCGAGTTTTCCAGATTTGCGGAAAACTCAGAGCCTAAAAACCTGCGGAGTTTCTTTTACAAAAAAATTTAAAAATTAGGACAAATCGACAACCCGCTGGATATACCGGCCTTTTGAGTTCTTGCGCCAGCCGTGAACCTCAACCCGAATCCCGGCCTCGCGCACCCGGCCAATGGTTTCAGAGTTAGTAACCTTTGCAACCCTGTTTGCAACGCCCTCGCTGGTGACCTGGACCGCCAGCACCTCGCCGCGTTTGATGGCCAGCAGGTCGGCCCAACCCCACAGATCCTTGCGCGTCCGGGTAAAGCTGTTCCATTTTTCGACAACTTCGACCAAGTAACCTAAATCCCGGAGAGCTTTAAGACTGCGCTGAGTTGGTGTCATTTTATGTCCATAAATAAATAGGCATGCCGATTAAAATCCTATGCCGAATATCTGTGCCGAATATCGCCGCTGCAACTTGTTGTAGCGTCGTTTTTAAAACACAAGTTTTGCGCCAATGCGCGCCAATGCGCGCCAATGCGCGC